CGCTAGAATTACTTCTAGTGGTAAACATTCTCAGGTCAAGATTCATTGTGTGAGGCATTTACCTCATCACAACTATTCCAGCTCGTAATATAGCACACTTACTTAAATGGGGTCACTGCTTTGGTTGCGATAACTGGTTTAACCCTAGACTTGAGGATGCAATCCGGCGTAGCGGCAAACCCACTTTCGTGAGTCTACGCGCCACGACCGGTGCATCCCAGTATATTCTAGGGTACCTCGCAGCGCCCATCGGAGTAAGCGGGCTAGCCCCCCATAGTTTGCCGAGGAGTGTACTGAAGATGCATCGCGAGTACCTTCAACTCATTACTGAAGCTACTAATACAAATAAACAGCTGCGAATGATAGGTTTGTTAGTACCTAAAATTCTAACTGCATTTGTACCTGTAGCATACGGTAATTGGTCAAAGGAGGTCGCGATCTTCTTTTGAGAGATAGATAAGCTTGTATCCACTCGGGGGTTACTATTTACTGTTGGTTACGTGAAAAGTACACGACTAGCAGTAACGAGATACCTTTGTGGTCAGCCGTTGTCGTCTCTGGAAGGGGTGGGTTTAAGTGATGGATTTCCTACTTGGATATCCTATCTTAAGCCCGCCCTTCAGGGTTCGGAGAATATCAAATTGGTTATGACGTTATTAACTTCTTTACGTCATTTGACATTCAAACCGGTCCTGGATCTGTCAACGATAGCAGGGACTTTTGGTGGTTCAGATAGTATAACTTCATCTGAACTGGATAAAGCCTGCCATGCGTTGCATATCACCCAGAGAGATAACAGCTTCACTTTCCCCCATATGACAACAAAGAGAGGCCCATTGGGTCAAGCTCTGTTAACTTCAATTACCGAGGTTACCTTACTTACCCCAGAACTAATAACAAATATTGAGTTATTAGGGGGTAGTAAGCTGGCCAAGATACTTGAAGCTCTTACAGATAGGCTTGACATACTACAATGGTCCTCTGTTTCGAGTCTATGGGCTTCAGTGTACAAAGCGAAATCTAAGTCTCTTAGAAGGTTGTCATACTTCAGTGACAAGGAAGGTAAGACCCGTGTAATCGGAATCTTAGATTATTGGACACAGACCTGTCTTAGACCCTTACATAACAATCTTAACAAGATGTTATGAGGGATTCGGACAGACTGTACCTTTAACCAGAACCGATTTCTCGAAATTCTGCCTTCTACTGGTCCATACTATTCACTAGATCTCACCGCCGCTACCGATCGTATGCCTCTCTTAGTACAAAAGAGGGTTATGCGGAAGGTTATGCGGGAAGATCAGGTGGAAGCATGGGCTAGTCTCCTAACATCTATGGAGTTCACCATTAGTAGATCTGCTGATACTGTTAAGTATGCAACAGGTCAACCAATGGGAGCATACAGTTCATGGCCCGCAATGGCTTTGACTCATCATGTCCTCGTTTGAGTAGCTTCCTTAAGAGCTGGGTACACAGCTTCTTTCGAAGGTTACTGTTTACTTGGAGATGATATTGTCATCGCTAATGCGGAAGTGGCCGGTGAGTATAGAAAGTTACTTTCTGAGCTTGATATGCCCATTTCAGAAACAAAGACACATGTAAGTATACATACATATGAATTTGCGAAGAGATGGGTCCATCAAGGTACAGAGATAACTGGTTTTGCAATAGGGGGTCTCTTTTCCGTATGGAAGAGATATCCTCTATTACATAACTTTCTAGAAACACAGTCACACCATGGCTGGATTCTTGCCCTTGAGAAGCACCCGGATCTAATCACATCCGTGTACAAGGTATTTCTCGGATCACACTTTATTTACGAAAAGGTGAAACGAGTCATATCCTTATACATGGTGTTTAATTCGGTTTCGAAAGAAATCAATGTGGGAGTATACTCTGACGCTGCACTTCTAGCGTTAAAGGAATACTTCGGCATCGATGTCTCTTCCGTGGATAGTACTAATCCACTGGATGCCCTTAAGTGGGCATTCACGATTGGGAAGAGACGCCTTATTAAACGTGATTTGGAAATGTTCCAACGCGACCTTTATGTAATTAACAACAAATTATATAAACTAGCGTATGGAGCAATTCCGGACTCTGCTGATCAAGCAACACAAGACTTCCTGAAAGAAACCATTCCAGTTATGGTTAACTGGGATAACCCTTTGGTATTAGTACTTAACAGAATTAACGATGAGTCATTCGACTTATTGTTAAAACTGCTTTGCCCTGAGGACGAGATAAGTGACTCGCTCTACAGGGAGGCAGGTCTGTCTAAGTATTTTATATCAAAGGGGGTGTTCTCCATGAAGGCGTCCACCTCCAAGATTTTAGCGGAATCCGCGGTTAATAAGTACTTTATAACAGCCTGCCGCGAGTTCGTTGACCAGAAGTGGTCAATCGAGTCTTGCGTGACAGGCCAGATGCCTGATTAGGTATAATAACCAAACACCTAACATCTGGAACTGTTATAACTTACTGACCGGGGACCCTCTATGGGCTTAAAGGCGGACCAAAACAGTGAGTTTTGGTTTGCCTTTCATAGAGAAGTCCCCCAGCAAACCATGCTGGTCTGGAATTCCCCTGGTCACTAGGCCGTTACCCGAAAACTACAGCTTACATGTGTAAGTGCAGTTTCCTGGAAGGTCCATTTTCAATAATAAGTGCTGGGTTTACCCATACCTTTAGCTTATTAGAGGATTTGGATCACCTCTGTGACGCTTTTATCGTAGTAATGCACGATTTGAGCAGCAGGGGGGGCTTCAGGAAACTTGTTACCCCCGG